TAACACTTTCTAGTGCAATTTTAGCTGCACCAAGACCCCTGTTTATTGGAGTTTGACCAGTAAAAAAATCTGCGTCTGGATTATCATAAAGTTTATTAATTAAACCTGTTTGATTATTAGTTAAGTCACTTTCAATAGTTAAATTTTTACTTCTTTCTTTTGCAGCTTTAATTGCATCACTATGTTTTTTATGAACACTTGTTGCCTCTATTTCATCATTCATTAACAACTTATAAAGTTCATCTTCATTGTACTTCATGTTGCCATGTATTGAAGGTAGATTAATATAGAAATCATCTACTTTAATCGTAGCAGATTTTTCAGAAACATTCTCACCGTCTAACTCAAAGACAGGTCTACCAGTTTCTTTTACCACAAAGTTTGTTTTATCTGTCAATTCAGTTGGCATTATTATTCATCTCATCCCTAAGATACTTTAGTCTTCTTAAAGTAGCAATAGCACCCTGCGCTCTGTAGAGCATAATGCTGTCTTCTGCTTGCTCCATAGCTCTGTGCTGTTGATCTATAATATGATCTACGTATTCTACAAAGTTATCCCAAAGGGGTTTGTCATTGACAAGCTTCTTTAGGTTCATTGCATAGGTCCTTGGTTGTTAGCAGAAAATCCGGGTTCATCTGGAGTTGGCACTGAACCAGTACCTATTGTTCCACCACCAGAGCCTTGTGTGTCTTCTACCTGTCCACCTGCAGGAGCAGGGGGTTGTCCACCCTGAACTGGTGCTTGTCCTTGTTGTGGAGGTGGAGGAGGTGGATTCTGCTGTTGAAACTTCTTGAGTATTTCTGCCTGTACTGCAGCTTGGCTCATGGAGTTAGCTATCTTGTCTGGATCAAGATCCATACTCTTAGCAATTTCCCTGACAATGTAATCCATTCTGGCGAAAGGAGCAAGCTGTGGATTAGATACTGTCTGCATGAACTGCATCAATCTCTGGCTGCGTACTTCATTAGCCATCAAGCTTTCTGTACCTTGAGCTTTAACTTCAAGATCACCCTTAATCTCTGGATCAAAGTCAAACTGCATGTTAAAGTTAAAGAATGCCTTTCCGAGTGGTCCTAGAAGGTAATCATCTACATTCTTAATGACGTTACGAATAGAACCATTTGCTGCATTCATCAACATGGAAATACCTGATGCAGTTCTACCTACACCTGACACACCAGTTTGACCATGAGCAAACGAAGGAAAACCTGTAGATTCATCTGCAAGTACTCTAGCCTTGTCAAACATCTGCATGTTTTCATTAGAAACATTGGGGAATTTTGTACCAAAAATAGCTTGTCCGGGTGCGCCACCTTGTCTCCTAAAGACTTTTCCGGGATATACACTAAGATCCTGTCCGGGAACTAAGTTGGTTTCATCTACCTCAATCAAAAGGTTTCCTGAAAGTGCGCCATTATCTACGGACATTCTCATAAAGCCATTCATAAGCGTTTGAGTGTCATCCATGTTTTCTGCTATACCTACCCCAAAGATGTTGTAGGGGTTCATTTCATAGGGTGTAGCATAATAAGGGAGATAGGCAGGAGTAAAAGGGTTCATCACTAAGCGTAGCACACAGCCGTTACAGATCCATACATTTACACTAAGTTGATCTACCTTTTTAAGTTCTTTAGGAATATCTACATCGTACTGTTCAATAATGTCACGGTCAACAAAACCCCAGAACTCTAAAACTTCAAACCTTAAAGATGAGTCTTCTTCATTATCCTCATCCATTGCATGTTCCCACCACTTCTTGTCATAGTCTTCTCCTATCTCTAAAGACTTGTCAATGGCATTAGAACGAAAGAAAGGTCTACGTTTAAGCGCACGTAGTTGAGAACGAGACATCTTGTGTCTCTCTACGACATATTCTGCATCATCAACATTTTGTGCATCTGGGTCAGGGTAGAAGTTCCAGATAGAAACACTGGATGTTTGTGGCACAGTTTTAAATACTGGTTTGTATTCACCACCCTCATCCCAATTAGGGTATTCCTTATCGACTGCAAAAGGTCCTTTCATAATACCAGTACCAAATAGTGCAGCCTCAAATGCAGCAGCTCTTAGTTGTTTCTTGGCGTTAGACTCTTCCAGTTGGTCATGGATCTTCTTCTCCATCTTTTTAGCTGCAACCATTGCAGGGTGAAACTGTACAGCAGAAGGAGTTTTACCGGGTTTAAACTCTACATCACCCTCAACTGCGCTCAGATCGTCTTTAAGAGGCCCTACACGGTCATTAAATTCTGGAAGGGTTTCCCCCGGCAAAAGTGATCTTTCCTCTGTAGGGGCTGTTTCTGCGCCTCCTAGAGCCTCTTTCATTTGGGGGTTAGTTTCTAGGCTAACAGTATCTTCTACTCCTTCTGGTAAAACAGTGGGGCTAATACCTAAAGGAAACCTATTACCACCAAATAGAACTTCTACAAGTTGACCGTAGGCAGCAAGAACTTTAGTCTTAGTAACTTTAACAAATACTCTTGATTTTTCTGTAGAAGTAAATTGAACATCAGGACCATAGATACCCCTGTAGTTTCTGTAAGCTTGTATCCATCGTTCCTCATCAAAACGTCTGGCATTTTGAGCTTTATGGAACTTCTCTGTGACAAACCTTTCTATTTGACCAGTAGGTTTATCATTGTAGGAATCGTCTGCCATATCTTCTATTGCAGCAGATTCTTCAGCATCCATTGCAAGCTGTTCTATTTCATCTACCATAGTTTTTCCTTAATATCCAAATGTTGCATCTGCTGCTTGAAATCCAGTACGCTGTGTTTCTGGGTTATAGTCAAACAGATTACTTCTTGGTCTTGTCATTACCCCATATCTTAGGGCATCATAAAGGTGGTCTTCAGATTTTGTATCTACATCTTCCGAATTAGATTTATCTAAAGGAATTATCGGAAGTTGAGCGATAGTATTTGTGCAGTTATTAAAAAACACCAAGCGAGGTGATTCGGTAAATTCATCAATTTGTAGTCTTCTGTGAATCTCGTTTTTTCCTGCAATTCTACTCCCTTTACTTCTATCTGATGGCCTCCATCTGCATCCTCTCATAATCATCTGTTCTGCAAGCGATGGTCCAGTATCACCACGCCTATGCCAAAGAGAAGAATCAAGCACACCGTAACGCATAGTTCCGTCATTTTGTTCTGCCTCCAATACTAGATCAGCTAAATCAGTAGCTAATACTTTTGAGACATACAGTTCCCTGTAGACAATTAACTGTTCATCAGGAGCAACGGCAAACCAGAGAACGCCTGTGTGACTTCCATAACCATAGTCACAGGCTCTAAACTTAGTCCAACTACTAGGTATATCGTAAGGCTCAACAACATGAGTGGCTCTGTTCCACTCAGGAAAAGCTGATCCCTCACTAACATCCCAATTTCCTTCCAGTAGTTGTTTTCTTTGGTTTTCAGGTAATGAGAGCAAGTTTGCCTCATACATTCCGTCTTCTGCTAAGTATGGATTATCAAATAACGTAGCAGGTATAAATCTCCTTCTGAACAACGGTTTCCCTTCAAGGCTGTGACCTTTAGGCCACTCTAACTGTTGTCCTGTTTCTATATCTGTTGCCCAGAACGCTTTACCATGTGGAGCAGGATCTACAAACATTCTTTTAACCCAAGTGTGACCGGGGCCTCCGGGGTTTGTAGTTGCTCTTTGGTAAAGCTCTAGACCACTATCTTTAGTAGTACGTAGTCTGGATCTCATATAATCAAAAGGATAGGGAGTAGGCCATTGTGTAAGCTCGTCAAACCCTATCCAACTAAACGCTTGACCTTGGTATCTTGTTACGTCATCATCCCTATCTAGGTAGGAGAGCCATAGTGTTGCTCCTGATGGTGCTACCCAAGTCTTGTCTCTTTCCATAAACTTAATGTTTGGAATAGCCTGTGGGTACAAGGTCTTTGAAACTGATATCAGTTCCCTTAATTCTTCTGTTGTACGTCTAACTAACAGCCCTCTAAAGTGTGGGTTGTTTAGGTAACGCACTGGATCTGCAAGCATGGCGTAACTCTTGCCGCCACCTGCACTGCCTCCATAGAGGACTTCTCGGTCATTAGAAGAGAGAAACTCTGTTTGAGGTCCGGGGTTAGGTTCAAAGATAACCTTTTGTTGGGCTACTTCTACTTCTATTGGTTCAGGTTTGACCTGTGGGGATACCCTCTTCTCTTCTTCCTGTAACTTTGGCTTCAAGATCTTGCGCCTTTTGTAGGGCCTCTTTGTACCTTTGGGCAAGGTAGCGTTGAGTTGAAGCTTCTGTTTTACGTTTTTGTTCAATTCTAATTCTCTTCATTAAGCCTACATGCGAGATGTTTCTACCTGACTGTGTACTTAACCAGTTTGCTACTTGACGATAGCTGTACTGCCTGATAAACTTCTTGGCTTTCTCCAGTAGCTCTAGTTCTTCTACGATAGGTAGGAGTAGATCTCTGTCTTCCTCACTCTGCCTGTAGCCAAAAGGTATAGTCCTGCCAACTCTTACGACAGGCTTCCAGTTGTAGCCATCTTCTGTCTCTTCTGGTTTAGGTAAAGTCCAGTTTCTATTCGTCTTCATTGTGTTTAGGTGGTAGGATAAAAAGTGGACTTGAAGAGGTTACTTCTACTTTGTCTGTTTTAACAAAGCCACCTCTGTCAAGTATATCTTTTGCTGCCATCATCTTTTCTTTGTTGCCTAAGTCCGTAGGGTTATGCATAATCTGATGCATAGAGTAAGCAGCCTTAGTTGCACTGCTTGAGATAAACTTTTTGGTTAAGTCAGCAATTTCTTCTTGAAGTGATGAGGTTATTGCTGAAGTAGAGTTGTTCTCACTGTATCCTGCCAGTTTCTTTGCAGTAACAGGATTACCTTCAGCTTCCTCAAAGAGAACATCAAGAAACTTCTGCTGCTTCTCTGTTAGGTTTCTAGCCATTAGATATCTGTTCCTTTTGCTTCTTTCTTGATTTTTTCTGGGATAATTTGACAGGCAGGTTTTGCTAGGTACACAGTAGAACTTTTTAGTATGATGTTTGCTTTAGCATTAGATTCAGCAAAACATGCATCTTTTGTCTCTATCAGTTCTAAACCTGTAATCATGTTGCAAGACTCCACATAAGGTGCTGAACATACCAGTATTATAGGTAGCCACATTATGCAAGCTCAAAGTGAGGTCCATCAATAAATGGTCTTCTACCCTGACTCCTTCTAAGGTCTATATAGGCGTTCATAGCGTCTTCCATTGTGCCATCCCAAGTACGGATGTCATCTATATGCCAACAGCTGCCCCAACGAATGCCCACGTTTTCAAGCTTTGCAGCCTCCTTCATGGCATCAGCTATATCGTCATATAGACTCAATTCCCATGAGGCCCTCCCTCCGACATAAGCCATGAGATCTACTGCTAGACCTTCAAGGTGTTTGGATTTTAAGGTTTGTGAAGCACCCTTATCGACAAGGGCTTGCTGTTCTGCAGGAGTTCTCATGCCGCAGATTACACCAAAGTCAATCTTGGTTAATTCTATTGCTCGTTTGACGCAGTTCTGCAATGAGTTGTCTACGCCTTCTAATTTCTTTAAACTTTTTGTGCTGAGTGTAAAGCTCATGTCTTAATTCTCTCCTTCTAATGTGGGCATTTTTGTATCTTGATCTTGTTACTGGAAACAGTTTCTGGCCTAAGTACTCCCTTTTGTAGGGAATATAGGTCACTTCAACTTTTTCTTACCGTAGAACTTGCCGATTCCTTTCATGCCTATGGACGCACTTACAATTCCACCCAATGATAGCTGATACCATTGTGGCATACCTTCAAGGGCAGCAAATCCTTCTGCTACCATCTGTCTTCCAGAATCTCCACAGAAAGCTAAAATTAGAGGGATACTAAATAAAATTAATACCCACTCGTCTTTCCATGAGCCTTGAGTAGCTCTTATAGCTGCAAGATCCCAATCAATGTCTCCAGTAGCTTCCTTCATTCTTATCTGGGCTTCAGCTTTTTGGACTGCTGTTTTGCCGTCTAAGTAGGAAGTAGCAAGACCACCGACTGAACCTAGTAGTGTAGAGATAGCTTTAAATCCTAACATATTACTTCCTTCTGCCTGATAGATAGGCTACTGTCTTCCCAGAGAATAATTTATCTAACCATAAAATAATTTTACTCATCTGATATCCACAATAAAGCTACTAAGTTATAAACCACTGCAATAAATATAGTTACGACAAGAAAAGTAATCATTTATC